GCCTAAGTTCGTTCGAGCCGTTCCCACATTGTTTAAATCTGAGAGGTTGCTTGTAATTGCGAGCTTTGTTGTGTCCGTTGAAGTGACATTTGTTAAAAGAGATCCATCGACAGCGGGGAGCTTGCTTGCTGCTGTCAACTGTACAACTTCACTCGCCCCCGTTCCTACATCTATAGTCGCTGAAGTTCCAAGGCCTAAGTTCGTTCGAGCCGTTCCCACATTGTTAAGATCGCTTAAATTGTTTGTAATTGCGAGCTTTGTTGTGTCCGTTGAAGTGACATTTGTTAAAAGAGATCCATCGACCGCAGGGAGCTTGCTTGCTGCTGTCAATTGTACAACTTCACTCGCTCCTGTCCCTACGTCTATAATTGCAGATGTCCCAAGGCCTAAGTTCGTTCGAGCCGTTCCCACATTGTTTAAATCTGAGAGGTTGCTTGTAATTGCGAGCTTTGTTGTGTCCGTTCCTGTCACTCCTGTCAATTGAGATCCATCGACCGCAGGGAGCCCCGTTGCATCTAAGAGGACCACGTTTCCATTAGAGGTCCCTGTGTCCTTCGTTGCAGAGGTTCCAAGGCCTAAGTTCGTTCGAGCCGTTCCTACATTATTCAAGTCTGAGAGGTTGCTTGTAATTGCGAGCTTTGTTGCGTCCGTTCCTGTCACGTTCGTCAAAAGGGACCCATCGACAGCGGGGAGCTTACTTGCTGCTGTCAATTGGACGACTTCACTCGCCCCCGTTCCTACATCTATAGTCGCTGAAGTTCCAAGGCCTAAATTAGTTCGAGCTGTCCCTGCATTATTCAAGTCTGAGAGATTGTTTGTAATTGCGAGCTTTGTTGTGTCCGTTGAAGTGACATTCGTTAACAAAGACCCGTCGACAGCGGGGAGCTTGCTTGCTGCTGTCAACTGAACTATTTCACTCGCTCCTGTCCCTACATCTATAGTCGCAGAGGTTCCAAGGCCTAGATTAGTTCGAGCCGTTCCTACATTATTCAAGTCTGAGAGGTTGCTTGCAATAGCTAAAGCAGAGACATCGGAAGCTCCAAGAGAAACAACACCTGTCTGTCCATTCACCGAGGCGACTGCGTCAGTGTTATCAATCACATCAAACATCGCAGACGTTACAGGATTTGCAGCGTTTTGATTAAAGACAATATGATCTCCTACATTAAGCGTCACGCCCGCTAAAGAGCCCGCCACACTTACAATATAGAAGTCACCTTTTTCTGCACTTGTTAAAGAAGGGCTTGAAGTCGTAGCGTTATAAGATCCTTTATAAACTAAAGAGCCCGTGACGGATCCCGTCACCGCTGGATTAGGTCTAATATCTAAACTCATAACTCAACTCCTTATTTTGAGAATCCTGCGATTAAGTAGAATGTGTCTGATCCTGCATACTTCTTGTAAGCAATTGTTGAGACTGTCGTATTGATTGTTCCAACATCATCAGAGTAAAAGTAGTCAACGGGGATCTCGTTAGTTACCGCGTCTCCTGCTCCTGTTCTCGCTCGATATTTAATATAAGCAAGATCACTCCCTTTATTGACAACTGCAAGAAAAGCAAAGGATAGACCCGCGGCCAATGCAGACCCTGTGACCGAGTCGATAAAATCTGAGGATGATAAATCATGCCAGTCTGTATCGTTAACAGATGAAGCATTGTAGACAGCTCTTTTTGATCCTGCAATGATTGGATCTTGTACATTAAGACTCATGTGTCTTCTCCTTTTTAGTTTCTTTTGGGGCTTGGTCTTGTCTCCCTTTGGCAACATTAGCGCCTGCGAAGATCAAGAAGAGGGAATCAATTGCAGAGATTATCTCTGCATGGGCTTTATTCATTATTGCAAGAATAAAAAGAGCGAGCAAAGTGGCATAAAAGGCCATCGCTTTACGTCCTCCCATCCGCTGGAGCATAGTCCTCTTTTTATTCATTGTAGTCCTCATCAATCAATCTGTAAACTCTTGCAACTTTGGAAAGATTTCGAGTTCGTTTGATTACTCCTTCCCTCCAATCTTGATCGGGTCCTATTCCGTGAGCATTCCCCTCGATCGTGTGGAAATTACCTTCTTTAGTTGGAGAGGTCCTTGCAATAGTTATATGATTCCCATACGAGGGAGAGTGGGAATCAGAGGTATAAACGACAACGATGTCTCCAGGAAGAATGTTCTCTTTCGTTTGGACTCTTGAAGAGTTGCTCCAGTCTCTGCTCATTCGATAGCAAGAAGGAAACGTGTTCTTTCTTACTTGGAGATTGACCATATCCCCAAAACAAAACGCAGCATAAGCACCGCACCAAGCAAAGTCTCCATTCTTCACATAATCATCTTCCCAAGTCCATCCAATCCCCTCGATTGATTTAATATAAGAGTTGATCCTTTTCCAATCCCCTCCCCCTTCAGGCTCCGTTACATTCTTTTCCCATTCTGATTCACTTCTCTTTAAAGCTCGAAGTGTTTTCTCATTTGGATTTACTTTTCGATCAATATTGATATTCATATTGACTTCAACAGTCTTATCTATATCAATACAAAGTTGATTCATCGCTCGCTTGTATCGACGATTCTCATGTTGAATTAAATCGAGCTGTTCTTCTAATTGTCGTTTTGTATATTTACTCATTATGCAAACTCCTTCCCATCGTCGGAGGCTCCTAAGACTCCTGATGAGTTGCTTATATATGCGTCTAGTTTTTGATCTGATGTTGCAGAAGTGTAGACAGTAGGTTCAATAGTTCCTCCTGTACTTGATATTCCATGAACACCCGTAAAGGTGATTGTCGCATCCGCCCCGTTATCAACTATACTTTGAATAGTGAGGCCCGTTACAGAGTTATCATGATCTCCCTCTAAAACATAATCCACAACATCATTAACTTTGAAAAACGAGGAGTCTTTGACAGAGTCTCCCAAGAGATCAGTATTTGAAAAGAGATCTTGATCAATAGTGACGGATGTCGTCGACGGGATAGTGAGGACTTTTGCTGAATCATTCCATCCCGCCGTCTTTGTTCCTGTTGTCAAAATCTCTAACTCGCAACCCTCACTCATAAGCTCTTGACGGATCGATCTAATTAATCCGACTCCGTCCGTCACCCCATAGTCAGGGCCATAAGCTTTTAAACGATCGGACGAAACAAGAGCATATCTCCCAATGTCAATCAAAGCACTTTGACCCGTCCCTATTGACCCTCTCCAAGTCCTCAAAGGATTAGATAAAAGATTGAAGATTCGAGAGATCACAGGAAGAAAGAAGGAAAAAGAGTCTCCCCCCGTTGAGCCTATTTGATCAGAGGACAATCCAAAGAGATCGAGAGTTAATTTTGATTTCTCTCCCCCATATCTATTAATCGCCTCCTGATTATTAAAGATCCTCTTAGTCCTTAGCTTTTGCTCTGTGATGTCATAATCAAAATTGATCTCTACTTGACTGATAATATCTTCGTACGTGTCCCACATTGGCGGGTCATCTGTTAACCAGTCGCCTTGATTGATTGTGATCGCTGCTGCACTCGTTTGATCCATTCCCAAGGGTTGAAGGGCAATTCTCGAGCGTCCGTTTCTTGTCCTTCTCATGACTAAAACGGATCCCATAGCTTGAAGGAGGGGAGTCAATGTTGATCTTAAATCTGTCCCCTGTCCTCGAAGATCAAGATTAATCATCAAGTTGGGGATGGATTCATATTGAAGAAAAGATTGTATATCAATCTCTGTTTGATCAATGTTTAATCCCGTTGAGGATTTATCATAAGATCCATTGATTGACGAGCCGCCCCCACTTTGTAAGATTTGGAGGATCGCTTGTCCTGGAGTTTGGAAGTTGATTCGAGTTGTCAAATAAATCTTTGTGGGCTCGTATCCTTCCCAATCTCCAAAAGACCTCCGTCTCGATGAAGTGAAGGGCTCTTGAATATGAAGGAAGTATCCAACATCTGTCCCTGAATAAGTCGCAGTCGTTTGATGAGTAATAGGAAAAGTTTGGAAGGATTCTTGATCTAAGTTTCGATCATAATACACGACCTCTAAATCAAAGGAGACACCACTTGTCGCAGAGGATGGGAGTCCTAGATTATCCTTGACTAAGATTGTAGACTCTCCGTTCTGATAATAAGCTTTCGTAATCCCATTGATCTTTTGCTCTCTGCTTTGATTCTCCAAAATAGGAGCTGCAAACTCTTCTGAAAACTCTGCTCTATTATGAAAAAGCGTCCCCTCTTCTACTAAAGGATCTTCAGGAAAAGGACGACCTTCTGACCACACATCGAAGGGATACCATAGCCGCTCCATATTTTGAGTCTGATATATTCCCAAGGATGTCGAGTCCCATATCGACATGGGTGTATTTATTCCATTCATTCTTTCAAAAAAGCTTAAAGCCCTCTTTGATGAATAGAAGATAATTGAAGTTTGAGCGGCCTCTCGATTGACGTTTGACTTGATCATTAAAGTTGTATCGTCTGCAATCGTCCATTGAGCAAAAGAGCCCCCAGCTCCCTGACTTGATCCTGTGTGATTTGCTTCTAAAACTGTATTGATAATCTCAGGAAATCTTTGAAGCCCTGAAGTAATTCTATAAGATTTTACTTCTCCTCTTGGAGTTGCGACTTTTACTCTAAAAGTTGTCGAGGCTCCTGAGGGTACAAGTGAATTATAAGTAACGTCACCGCTGTCATATGTGAGACTAGACGTTGAAATCGTTTGAGGGAAAAGCCGCCCGCCTGCAGAGTTTGTTAAATCAGGATATCGAGGATGTATTAAGTAGGTCCCATCCGATCCAGGATAAAGGGAGACATCGAAAGCGTTACTAATCTCAAGGGGTTGATCTGCTGTCTCAACTGTCAAAGTTCCTGATCCTGTGGACCCCACAAGATTAAAGGATTCACTCTCCATACATGCGACACCATACTCTAATTTAGATCCATTGAGTTGATCAAAATTATGATATCCATGAAGAAGCCCTGTCTCTAAAGAGATCTCTGATATGTCATTGTCAATCAAAGCTGTGAGAGGGACTAAGGACAAAGAGACGACATCTTCATCAATGGAAGGAGAGGACTCTATAAACCCGTTGATGATTTCAGTAAAAGATTCTACATATCCATCGGGATTCATTTGTCCCATGTAAAGAGAGGCTTTGCGTCCTCTGAATGTTATGATCTCTGTATAGACCTCTGGGACGTTCGTCCCTCCAATTGTTGTGACATGATTTTGAATAGGTGTGCGTCCTACTCCTCGATCTGAAATCGTCAACTTTGTTGGAATAGCTGAAGAGACTCTCACTGTCTCCGCTCCGATATGCATGACACGAGGAAAAGACAAAGATGTAAAGTCTTGATCGACTACAATTGTTTTACTTGTATCTTTATGAAACATATCAGTGAAGACTTGAGCTTTAGTAACGTCCGTTGCTCTAGGACCACATCTTCCAAAAACGACGTGAGGGTCCGTTGTATCTCCGTTGAATCTGTCTATTGATAAAGAAATCGTTAAAGGAGAGTAGTTAGCAATCCCCCCCGCTGGATCAATCGAGGCTTGATAGGCTCCTACTCCTACGATTCCCTGCTTATTTACATAGGGGATCCCTGTTGTAAGATTTGCGTCTAGATTCGTTGTAGTAATGTCTACATCATTAGACACATAACGAATCGAGAGTCCCCCGATCTCTAAAACAAATACACGTCGTCCAAAGTCATAATCAATCATGGAGTGACCTCAGGTTGATACAAATCAAAAAAGGAAACTGAGACTAAGTCACAGTCTTCAACTTCAACCTCCAGGAGAAGCATATCCCCTCGATCAGAGGAGGGAACGTATAAAGGGCGAGGGGTATCAAAGCCACTTGTCCCACTTGGGGGATCGTAGAAAGTCGCTCCTGTTGTCGCAGTGTAGGGTCTATCAATATTCCCATCGATTGACATATTTAAATGGGAAGAATACGTAAATCGAACAGGCTTTGAAAGTAGCGTCCCACTTAAGTCCTTTACTCTAAGAGTAATGATAGGAGAGTTTGTTGAGCTTTCTTTTGTCGCTACGTATTGGAATATGACTCCGATCCATTCAGATAAGGGAGTAGATCCATATAGAAACGAGTAATACTTACTAAGTTTATTGAGTCCTTTAGGGAGCCCGCTCCAATTCGTAAAAAGATATACATTTGAAAAGAGAGGACTTTGTGTAGGTTTGGCGATTGTATAATTTGCAAAGCCTAAAAACTTACAATGACTCATTTGTGCTAGTGCTTGAGCAAATTGAGAGACGACTCCACCCATAACAGTGACTCCCATGTACACAGATTCTTCACTCGTGAGAGGTTGAAATGATGTAGGGATCAACATTTAATTACTCCAAAGTGAAAGAGCTGTAATTCGAGGAAGACTCGAAATCGCTGCTGTTCGATCTAAGTTATCTAGAAGAGTATCACTTTGATTATAAGATGAAGGATAGATTTTATAAAGAGATATTCCAAAAGAGGAAGATTGCTCTGAGACATTCGAGAGATCAGGAGAGAAAGTATATTCATTCCATCCGTTCGAGGAGACTGTAAAGATCCTCCCCATAAAAGCAAAGTTCTTTGATCCGCTTATACTTTCAACATATACCCACAAAGTTAAATCCCCCCCTCCTACAAAGAGAGGGCCTTGGATTTGCATAGTCTCCACATCTCCAACTCCAAGAGACTTTGGACCCTTCCCCCTTCCTGTAAAAGCTGAAGATGGATTCATGATTCCACTCCAAGAGAGAAGGGGCCTTTTTCGTTTCCTCATTGTTTCTATGTTTTTTCTCCATTGGACCCCTGCTCTCGAAGTCAATGGATAATTTGCTGCAAGCCGCCCAACTCCAAAAGGAGTGACCGTGTCTGTTCCTTGAGCCGCTGCACCTGCTGACAAAGGAGAGGATAAGGGAAGGAATCGAGCTGCAACGATTTGAATGTCTAAATCATAAGCAGCAGAGTCCACTTTTCCTTTCATTAAAATATCAACATAGCTCGAAGTCGTCGCAGAAGAGAACGTATGAGATACAGTAGCAAGAGCCATTGAGGTTGAGGTCAGTGTGATTGTTGAGGAGCCTTGAGAGACTGAGTTTCCATCCGTTAAACTAAACTCTATTTTGCCCGTTCCTGTTGTAGTCACTTGAGCGTTAACATGAAAGTCTATAGTCGTGTGATTGTTGGAGGGGATGGGGATTCTCCATCTACATAATTCAACGAATGAAGTAGAATTGGTGACGCAGGTATTACGATCGAAAGCCTGAGACAAGCAAGTAGAAGTCCCCCCGTTTGCGTGGAGATAGTTTGATAGATCTCCCATTCTCTCAATTGTTTGAGTCTTGATTGTTTTTCCTGCGATTAAATCGCCTGTATCCGGAAGAGTTGGAGGTGTTGTGTATGTATTGCCCATTTTATAAATGCTCCAAAGTCATCGATACAGGAACCCGTCTTCTCAGTCGATTAGGATAAGCGAGAGAGATCATTCCATTATTTACAACGGACGCTCTAATACGTCCTTGATCTCCGTTGTCTTCAGAAGTATAAAGAAGATCATAAGCGGATTGAGTGGCATTTACTCCTGATGTAATCAAAGCCCGTCGACTGTCTCCCCATCCTTGATAAAAGTTTATTCGTTCTCCGCTTGGGATATACTCGACAAAGTTATTAGTAAAGTGTCTGTACAAGTCTTTCTCATCAAGAAGAGCGTCAAGATCAAAGTCGAGGATTGATTGAATATAAGATCCTATAAAGTTTGATGTATATCCCCCTCCGATCTTTCGACGGGCTTGTGTGAGAGTGTCCGTTTGTAGATGATGTCTTTGATATGGACGAGAGGGGAAAAGAGATCCAGGTAAAGGATGAGTCGCAGTAAGAGTCTTGATCGAGGAGCCGCTTGGAGTCTCACTCCCTGTGAATCCTAGACGATCTCGAAAAGTAGTGGATACCCAAGCGATATCACTTATAGCAGAATAATACATACACTCTACAAAGCCCTCACTTGTGATGTACCATTTGATATATTGACTCAATGTATTTGCGTTGATATCTAATTTTTCTAGACAGTTTGTTGAGTTTAAATCATCAAGATCACTTGTAGTCCCTCGCTCTCGAATCGCAACAATTAAATCTTGAGCATTGAGAGAGCCTTGCAAAGTCAATGAGAAAGTACTTGAGCCCGCTGCATTTTGAAACTCATATTGTGAATCGCTTAAACTGTTTCCTCTTGTCCAATTGTTGGGACATGTAAAGGAGGTTGAAGCAACTCCAAAAGATGAGGATCCGACTCCTAGAATATCAGTTCCTGATTGTGATCTGACTTTGAAGGAGTCATCACATGAAATCAAAACTTTATCAGAGGAGTTGATCGAGACTGACCAATTCGCCCCAAAATTAGAAGTAGATTGCAAGAGATCAGGAATCGCTATCCCTGACTCTGACCCTCTCCCATTTAAAAAAGAGATCGCATCTTCATAGATCCCCTCTCCAATTGCGAATGTAGGAAGAGAGACATTGTTTGAGCCTCGATCGAAGACATTGACCCCGCTCCATGTTCTAGCATTAAAGGAGGAGAGGAGGGCAAAGTTAGGTGACGGATTATTTAAAGGCATACTATCTCCTATTAAATTGTACGGCTCCCCTTCGAGGGGTGTTAATGATTGAGACTAGACGATCTGCAAAAGCCTGTTCTGCTGCTTTCTTCGTATCATATACGACCGCCCCCCCAAAGTTAATATTAAACACCATCGAGTCAGTCGTCCTCTCTTCTCTCTCAGGAGTTGGAGCTGTCGAGGGTTGACCCGTTGGGGAAGTTCCTGATTGAGCCGCTCCCCCTCCTCCTCCTCCTCCTAATGTATTCGAGGCAACTCCTGCAATCGCTGCTGCACTTGCAAAGAGAGCAGAAGACTTAAAAGCCATCGCGGATCCAGGTAAACCCATCGCAAGAAGTCCGAAGCCTTCAGCCGCTTTCATTACTGATTGACTAACAGCCTGTTGAGCAAGAGACTTTAAGACTTGAGCAGTCGCTTCTTGGAAGGACTCTCCAAAGAAAAGAGCATTAAAGCCCGCTTGTGCGAATCCCTCCGAATATTCCGCAAAGTATTCCGAGAGTAATTCAGCTTGATCTCGTGTTGATTCTTTCGTAATTGCTAATCTTTCAACTGCAAACCTTTTTTGAATCTCTGTGATTTCTTGACCCTTCATCTTTGCAAGATTGATCTCTCTTTGAAACTCAAGTTCAAGAATCTTCAATCTCTGTTCACTCTCAAAAGTGAGAGACTCCATATCTGTCCCAAATCCTGAAGACTCTTGTTCGATCTCAAAGAGTCGCCTCGCTAAATCATAACGTAAATTAAGCTCTCTCTCATTTGACTCTTGAAGTATTTGAAGACGCTCGTCTTCTTTTCTTCTATCTTCCTTGAGTCGATTTTGTTTGATCGATTGTATAGCAAATTGATGCCTTAACTCTTCAAGCTCTCTCTCTTTGGATCCTGCTTCTGTAAGTTCAAGAGTTGCTCGATGTCTCTCCTCTTCGAGCTTTAAAATCTGTTGATCTCCATCAAACTGAAGTTTAATTTTAGCTTGATTGATTTGACTGGTTAAGACTAAATCTTTTTTGAATTCTTGTTCCTGTTGTTTGCGCCTTGCCTCAAAATCTTTGCGCCTTGTTTCAGTTAATTTTTTTTGCTCCTCACCTTCTTTTTTTACTACTTCAATTTGTTTTTGTTGAAATCGTAAAAGTTCCACCTGCTCAGCTTTGACGCGCCCTTCAATCTTAAGACGAGCTAAAATTAGTTCAATTTGCTCATGACTAGCATCCTCAATCTGTTCTTCTAAATTTAACAATCTTACTTTTTGAGTGTGTTCTTCTTGTAAAATATAAAGCTCATCTCCTTTAGCTTCTTTCCTTGCTTTTAATAAAGCGAGTTCTTTTTGAAGATTTGCTAATTTTTTAGCCTCCGCTTTTAAAGAGTCTGTCGATCTTTTTTCAAATCCCTGCTCTTGCTCCCCCGCGGCCATGATTTCTTTTAATGTTTCTCTCTGCACTGCTTGAAAGTTTTTGAGAACCTTTGTTGATTCTCGACGGGCTTTAATTAAGTTTCTGTCTGCTGCTTGTCTTTTAAGCACGTTTTCAACATATACAGCCCCTCCAATCTCTTCCGCTTTTGCTTCGTCACGGGTCGCATCCGCCGCTTGTTTTTTTGCAAGAGTAATTTTTTCAAAAGACTTTCTATATTTAGTCAATGCTTTTTCAAAAGTTTCTTTTGCAAGTTGGGACTCAATCACAGCAAGAGAAAACTTTTCAAGTTCTTTTGTGGTCGGGATAATTCCCTTTTCTGCCAGAGACTCTAACTTTGACTGAAGATCTGAAGACGCAGCATTCATTGCCTCTTCTGCCTCTTGAGCCTCTTGAGCCGCTCCAGATATTTGTCTAAAAGTTTCATAGACAGCGATTCCCGCCCCGACTAACATTCCGAGAGGACCCAATAAAGACATAAAGCCTTTTGCTCCAGTTTGTCCTAAGTTTGTGATAGAAGATCCAAGACTTGAAAAAGCCTCTCTTACCTCTCCCACTGTCCCACTAACATTCTCTAAACCCTCCCCTAGTTTCTCATTAGTTGACCCCATCGCCTGAGCTAATCGAGAGCCCGTCTCTCCTATACCTTCGAGTCCTCCCTCGATCTTTTGAATGCCCTTGTCTACTTTACCCGCCCCGCTCAACTCGACTTCGATTTCAACTTGTGTTTGAGCCATTGTTAAACTCCTTCATTTGTTGCTCTTGAGAGCGTCGGATCATTTCCTCAGTGTTGTTTTCTAATATATCATAAGCCTCGACAATTGCACACGATGGACTTTTAAAAGATTGTGTTAATGTCAAGAGGCCCTTTCGATGTCTATGATAAGCTGTGATGATGGGTGCAAGTTTATTCATATTTGCCACGGGGCAAGATCTGACTTTGAGATCAGAAAAGAACTCTCCACAATTAGGAGCAATTCTATATCCAGGGATAAAGCGTCCTTGATCGTCTATGTCTGATAAAGGAAGGCCTTGTTTAAAACGTCCTCCACAATTCCCCCTCAATCGACGCAATCCTTTTTTTGATTTGCATTGATCACAAGACCAGGATCGGCCCCCACTAAATGGAATCCATACAGAGGAGGCAAGTGCTATTTTCCCTCATCACCTATCAAGCTTAATCTTTGAATGTGGAGGACTAACTCTGTGATGGCTTGCACTCGATGAGACTCAGGGCGTATTGATTGGATAGTATCAAGAGAGGCTTCCTCCCCATCCACTTTCACCAGGGAGGCTCTAATCATTTCAATGTAGACTCGATTGAGATAAGCTTGATAAGAAGCAAAAGCCTGTCTCTCGTCCTCTTCCAAATTGTGATGCCATCGTGCTTTCTCTTTATCATCGCTTGGAGATTCAATCCAAAGCATCCGCCCTAATTCACTTCGAGAATAAGAGCCCGCCTTGACCTCTGCCTCTTCTCGATCGGATGGGGAAAGAGCTTTAATAGTGAATCTAGTTGCATCCTCCTTGACTTCTCCTTCAAGTTCGCCTGTTGAAAGATAGGAAGATCTTTGATCCTCTGTGATTTCAATTGATGGATCGAAGGTGAGAAAGACATCTATTTCAATGTCTGTACTTGTCAAGAAAGATATAGCCATGATTTAGACTCCTAGTCCAATTCTTAAAGGAGAGTTTGCAGCGCCTGTCTCGACAACATCGCCTCCAAATCGTCCTTGTTTATATGTTAAAGTTTGGCGAACGATGTCGTTACCGCTTACATCATATTGAGAAGGATCATTGATGAGATAAGCAGCGGGAAGCATGAAAGCACATCCTTTACCATCCGCAATTGGACCCGTCCCAACTAGAACTTGTCTTATAGTTCGATTAAAATAATCATTGTTTAAAGTAGTTGATGGAGTTGAGAGGGTCAATGTCAATTCAACGTCAACGTCACTAATCTCCATATCAGACATCGCAAGGATTGAGTTAGAATATCCGAGAGGGGTGAGAGTGTTAGTCACTGTCAAGGTAAAGTCTTCACAATCGAGAGCAGTTCTTGCTAGCTTGTCTCCTGCAGTTGCATTCGTTAAACTAGTTGGTGAAGTCGTAGAGACTACAACATAAGATCCTCTGAAGAAGGGGGGAGAGCCTGCATTATAGGAAGGCTCAACAGGAGAAACAGCGCTCCCATGATCATCTTGAATACATGCAGACTGATAAGTAAGATCAGCCATCACTCGACCATTGTCTAGAGAGATCGAGATTGACTCCAAGACACATCCAAAGCAATTAGTAAGAAAGTCAACTCCTTGAACTTGAAAAGCGACGGAGGCCACTTTGTTTCCTGTTTGGGCTCTACTTCCTGGATACCACGTTTGAAGGGCTCGAATAGTGTCTGACGTAGTTAACGCAGAGAAGGCAGGAGAAATAGCAACATCATTACCCTCATCATTGTCAGTTACTGCAGAGTATTCAGAGCGCCCTGCAACTTCAACTCCAATTAGTCCTCCTACAGTATAATTAGCTTCGACTGTAGTTGGTGTAAAAAGATTAGTACTTGTAACAGCGGAGGCCGTGTCATCTGTAAAAGCATGTTTTACAGTTTGAAAGCCCGCTCCAAGTAAATATCCTAAATAGTTATTATCATAATGACTCGCTGAAGTTCCAATTGTAGTCAAGTCTAATCTGAGATTAACTTGTCCAGTACGACGACGCACACGAGAACCACTAGAAAAAACTGTATCGGGTTCGGGAGGAAGTCCATATGATCCGTCACGAGCGTCGCTTCTTTCGCTTGCAATGGGCTCTCCATAGATAACAATTGGATCTCGTTCGCAGGGAATAGAGACAAAAGATAGTCCTGATGTGGAAGGTAGACCCGTTGTAGAGTCAAGAGATCCAAATGAAGACTCAGGGACGACAGAAAGAGATCGATGTGTAACACTCATTATTCCTCCAAGTATAGCAAATCAAAAGGGACAAGAAGGACAAATCCAAAGAGTTCTCCATTCAAGTCTGTGAGAGGTTCCGTTGATGGAACTCCAGGGATCACTGATACGATCCCTGTTGTAGATAAATCATAGTTAGGTCCCTTCAAAGTATCAATCAATTTAGATGCATCCTCATTGATTATCCTCTTCAGAAATCCTAAATCGTTGGGAATGTCATAACGTACACGCAACTCAAGAGAGGTCCTCTTTCTCCCACTCAATCCAGCAAGTCCGTCGTCCTCTGCATAAGTCAAAGTCTCTATTTCAAAATAGCGTGTTGAGTTGGATCTTTGATCTAATGGGAGCGTTCGTCCGTTCCCCGTTTGGATAGCGACAAAGCTTTGATGAGAGTCCGTTTTAGGAGTGATGGATTGAATCATATCCTCAAGTTTTTCTAAGCTTTTAAATATACCTTGACTCATTTCTTATTACCCTCCTTATCGATCTTATTTGCAATCTCTTCTCTCACACTTTGAAAAAGGATTTCAACGTCTCGATCTGATAGTCCTATGTATTCTCTAGTATCATTCACAAAGTATCCATAGTGTTTTACATGAGAAGTCAATCCAATAGTGAAACGTGTTTGCTCTGCACTTAAGACGACTAAGTTATTCATCAAAGCCCCGCTTAAAACTAAATCCACTTCTGCAGAGTCATCCCCCCCGCCTCTCTTTCGAGACTCCTCCTTATACTCTTGATACCCTCCTGAATAAAAGATGGAGTTTCCTGTCCTGCTTACCCGTCCCCCTTTGGGCTTCAATCTTGCCCCCGTTCCTTTTCCAATTGGGATATAGATCGGCTTGTCTGAATACTTATCAAAAGAAATATCATTCGCATCAAGACCTCTTGAGGTCCTTAGCTTGATGGATGCAAGCGTATTCATAGCGAGTCTCATAGTGTCTTTTTTAGTCCAAAGTTTTTTTGGAAACTTTAATTTTACTTTACCCATAAGATCTCCTTTTTCTAAATAGGAACTGATTTCCTATTTAATGCCTCATCCCTCTTGTCGCAGTGAAGAAGGAGTCGTTTGAAGTTCTAGTGTAGTTTTTCCATGAGGCTCGAAAGTCCGTTGTCTTTCCCCCGCTCTCTCTTAAATCGAGTTCTCCTGAATCAATCACTCCATCCCCATCCAAATCTAAAGCAAGGGATCTAAGAGCGACTTGCATCAACTCAGAGCATCGAGTCCTCATTTGCTCTGCGACATCCATTTGAAGATTCTGTTCATAGATGAGGGCCGCTGTGCAATAAGCATGACTAAGTTTAAATTGCTCAGGATTGAATACCTCGTCTTCAGTGGCATCCTCTGTTAAAACGACATCTCGAATCTGAAGAATAATCTCGTCTTGAGCTGCGTTGATTTGATTTGAGAAATCAGATTGACGACGGGGGACCATGTCAGCAAGAGGGGCAAATATTTGAACAAGATCATCGTGAGACAATCCAGTAGAGAAAGGTCTAGGAGTAGATTTAAATAATCCCTTCTCCTGTTTAGAATGCGTATTTGCTCCGATGTCACCTGTGTAGTTAATCAAATATGGATACGTGTTTGCACTCGTCAAAACTCCTTCAGTCGAGGCGATGGAAGTAGTCCACAAAGCGAACTCTAGGGAAGCAGAAGAACTTAGATCGATGTCTCTTGGAAGAGGCTCCGCTAATATCGCAGAGGTTCCTACTACTCTATTAATATTCACTGAGTAGTAAGTGTCTCCGCTTGTAATTAAGAATCCTTTAATCTGATCTCTTTGAAGTCCTGTCACTTGATTGGCAATCGTTAAAGTTCTTCGATCGTTTGCAATCGCAGAGACGGAGGCCGCTGCTCTCGTTTGAGTAAAAGAGTAGTCTGTTGAATTAAGAGTTAAGACAGGAGTCCCATTGATGGGTGTAGGTGCATTCCACTCAAAGAGATAGGTCTTGTTTAAAATTGCCTTCTTCATTTCTTGCCTCCTGTGTTCGCTTTTGAGATATCGGATTGAGTCGCTTTATCAAGGCCCGCGGCTTTCATAAAGGATTCTGTTACAGGGCTCCAAGAGTGTCGACAGTTATATCCACCTCCTGAAGTTCGAACGCTCAATCCTTGTCCGTTGTTTAGCTTTCCGAGTTGTGTTTTGTCGACGACTTTATTGATTAAAGGGCGACAAAAGGCCCGTGTGATTCCATCCTTTGGACCTGTGTATAGATAATGATCGAGTCCGACTGTATCAGCTGCGATCATATTGACAGATCTCCCAAATTGAGAAATCTTAGTCCTCACCTCCGTTTGTAATGTCCCTGCCCCTCTCTCTAAACTTAGAGCGAGATTTGAAAGAGCGAGGTTTGGAGGTGTATCAATTATCATTGAAAGAAGCGATTCCTTAACATTCTTTGCTACGCTTGGGATGACAATGTCATCAAACACATTTTGAACTGTCAAGGATCGAATCGAGTTGACCTCTGTCTCAATAAAGAGAGGAGTCCATGTAGGCTCAACTACTAAAAGAGATTCGTTAATTGCTTCTAACATTTTGTTTTGCTGCTCGATGAAATCTTCCACAGAATCAGCAATCCCTCCAGAAAGAATCAATTCAATGAGTTGATCTTTTGGAAGAGATAGGAGAGCCTCAGGAGAGGATTGATCAATGGAATCTTTGAGGGAATCCATAAGGCGACGGGTCGCTTTTTTGTAAACAACTCCAAATTGATCCGCCGCTTTTTTCTCTGCTTTTAGCTCTTTGATTCTTGCTTTTGTAATCTTTGCAAGAATGGGAGGCTGCTCTTTTGCCTGACGTGTTAGATCTTCGATCGCTTTTTCATCTGCGTCGATTCGCTCTGCAAGAAGAATGTGATCGTGATCATCAAGACAAGAGAACATGCTTTGACCTTACGCTAGGCAATCAGTCAAAAGATATGCGAATGAATCGTCAACCTTCGTGAATGATTGCACTTCTTCATTCCATACATATCGACGAGTTGAATCCAAAGCATCATATTGACCTGCAGAAAGTCCAGAGAACTCGAAGTCAAGAGCAGCGACTGGCATAGCTCGAACATTTCCGCTTTTGCCTACGGATGCATCGGATCCCTTAAGGATACCCATGAAGATCGTCTCTCCGTTCCAAATGTATCCTTCTGATGAAGTCGCGCCTGGATTAGCTGTCTCACGTCGAGCCGCTCCCACGTACACATTCGGAATGCCTAGAACATCTTTAAGTACTTGGATTACAACTTCGTCGTTTAAGATACGATTTCCGCTTGCGAGATTATTAGCAGTTGTTCCTGCGAATCCTCTTACTTCAGGATTACGGGCAAGCTCACGAAAGACATCACGACCCAAAATCAAGCAGTCAGGATTGATCCCGTGTGAGTTTGCAAAAACAATATCTTTAACAACATGAAGATCATGAAGAGGCTCTCCACCTGCTGCATTGAATTGAGTTCCTGCTCCACCTGTCAAGGCTGCAACTGTGCTGTTATTTGTGAAAGTCGCAGTATCAAAAAGAAGATCAGCGGCTCGTTTCTCTTTAGCAAGTTTCATAGTACGTGCAACTTTGCGAACGATCCGAGCTTCTTCACTTCCTGGATATTGAGAATCAAAGATATCTTCCATTGCGATTGAGTCGCTTGCAGAATAGATCTTTGCTTTATAAGTCATGTTAGTTCGATCAAAAGATCCAATCATTGCGCGGCTTGAACCTGGAGCCCGTTCTAGATCAAGGTCAGTAGCTCCCATGAAATTACGAGTGTTCTCAATCAAGAGAGTCCCGCTTCGTTCAGGGATGTTGATTTTTTCAAAAACTTGATCAGCAATCAATTGACTATCTGAGGGAATCGCCTCGATAGCAAGATTAGTTAAGATCTGATCGACTGGATGGATATTGCTATATGATGAAGCCATTGTTTACTCCTTAAGCTTTAACAATCACGGGACCAAAGAAAAGGACTTCGCCTTGATCATTTGCCGCGCTTGCAGTTGAGTTAATGTTTGGAAGAATACGAGCAACTACAAAATTAGTTGAGGCTGCGCTATCGAGAGTGCCATTTGCAGCAGCAGTTAAAAGGCAATCTCCTGAATTTTCAAAAGCGGCAATTGCTCCAAGTTTAACTCGACTTACTCCATGAATAAGAACGTCGGTAACTTCACCCGCTGCACATCCACGTTGAGCAATTCCAAGAATGAGAGCAGAGGTAGCATCCGCCGCTCCACATTGAGCGATCTTTCCATTAGCATCGAACTTAACGAGATCGAACTCTGCAATTGTTGACGCTGCGACATATGATTTTACAATATTTTGAGTTTGCATGATTTAGACTCCGTAGGCTTTCAAGAACTCTTGAGTATTAGTTTGTCGAAACTCAGAAAGAGCTTGAGCATAACTCATCCCTTTTTCTTCTGAGAGTGCTTTGATTTTAAGATTGATAGTCTCTTTAGTGATCTCTTGCCCGCTTGCTCCATGTCCTACTTGATTCATAGGCACAACGGAATTAGAGGGACGCTCGGAGAACATAGTCCAGAAGATGCCGTCTCCTTTTTTCTTGAAGTCAAAAGCTTTATTTGCTGCTTCTTCTTCAGAAGGAGAGATCTTGCCTTCTCGCAAAAGAGATCCAACTGCTTCGCGTCGCTCTGCGTCGAGTTTCTCAGATTGAAGAGTTTGAACTTGCTCTCGAAGAGATTGGATTTCAGAGAGAAGTTGAGTTGATGGGAGAGCCTCAGACATCTTATTAGATTCTGTTTTCTCTTCCTCTTCTTCTTCTTTTTTCTCTTCAAGTTTTTGAGCCTCTTCTTTTAGCTCTTCTTTCTCTTCATTCTCTTCTTTTTCTTCAAGTTGAGATTCAGAGTCTTTGTTGATTTTGGCTTCGTTCTCTTGAGACATTTCTTTGATTTTCGCTTCAAGGCTTCGGACCATAGAGTCCTTTTGCATAGCGAGATCAATCAAGTCTTCTTGAGACATTCCCTTTAAATCAGATTCGGTCACCATGAGTGCCTCCTTTAAAGTGATACGGTCAATTTTGTCAGATTGTTGAGCAGGTCGAGGAGTAAGAGTGATCGCTAAAAGTTGAGCATCTCCGACTTTCTCCCCTCCGTCTCTAGTGAAGATTTCTCCCTGCAAATATTCAGGAGAAGACCATAATATCCCCCCTGCATCCTTGACGACTTTAAGTCCTCTTTCGTTATAAGCGGGGATTGCGTAAAGTCCATCGTCTCTTAAGTCGAGATCGATGATGAGTCCGAGGGCGTTACCACTCTCAGGAGGTGCAGGGCTCTCTCCTTGAAATGGGCTTGTAGCGTGTTGCCAATCGATGATTACTGGATCCGCCTCACGTCTCTCTTTGTAGACTCTGACCATCTCTTGAAGAAGATCTTGATCAATCTCTTTTCCAATATTATCCCCATTCATTCGAGATGATACTTGACCAAGAGACAAAGTCTTGAAGGGCTTTCCAATTGTCAATCCTTCAGGGACTTCATAAATGGGATCCGCCTCTCCTAAAAGATTCGCTTCGGAATATGCTCGAAGTGATTTCGCTTTGTTGTCTGCTGTGTTCATTTGTTTTACTACTTTCTTTGACCATGAGAATCCTGCATCACCTCCCCATCCGTTCCAAGCTTGCCACCCTTTCCCTTTTTCGTCCCAAGTCTTTCCCTGCTTATCAACTTCATGCCTTGAGAAGTAGGCAAGCATTCTTCTGACAGTATCGGGAGAGAGTGTTTTTCCATTGATAAGATCACGAGCGCGGGTCAATCCTACATCAGTCATTCCCCTTTGAGATTCAGGCTTTTCTGCTCTAACTTTTAAAGCACGTTGAGCGGCTTCCTGTACACCTTTAGGAGGAGTGAAGTCAATATGATCATACTTTTTAGGAACGCTTAAAACTTCCGCTTTCTTTTCTGCCTTGCTCTTTTGGGGATGCCCTTGAGGGAGCAGATCAAGATCAGTCGTGTATGCTTTCTTTCTCTCGCCCGTTCCCACTAGTTTAAGAAAAGCTTTGACTCTTGCGAGAGCCCATTGTTCCCTCGATGCTCCTGGTCTATGAGAGGAGGAAAAGGCCCCCGCTCCTCTTTGATAAACAGCTTTAAGAGTTCCAAGATCAACTCTTTTAGACTTAGCAGAATACTTTTCATTATGTTCATCACGATAATTCTCTAAAGCTTTTAAAGATTTTTGAGGAATCTTAAGCCCTCCCCTTGATCCACTCGCCGCCCCTTTAGGATTCTTCTTCGATCCTTTAACTCTGTCTTTAGGAGGTGCAGGGGTTTGAGCTTCCGTCCGATCTTTTTTTGCTTTGAGTCTAATCTTCTTGACCATGGGTTCTTCCTTTTCGTCTAAGTAGATTCTCAGTTAATGAAGCGACACCCCCGCCTTTAATCATAGATCTTTCGAGAGGTGTACGCTCTGCGATTTCAGGAAGATCCCCCGCTCCTAGTCTTTCTCGAATCGCTCTTTCAAGATCATCATCAGGAGTAAGTAGACCCGATTGGACAAGACCTGGAAGCATGCCTAAAGACTCTGCGAGGTCATCAGTATCAAGGCCCGTGTGAGTTAATCGAGGGAGCTTACTTGGATCAATCGCTCCATAGTTCCAACGAATCAAGCGGCCTATTGTTCCCCCTCCCCTTCGATCTACTCCTGAGACTTGAGCTGCGACTATATCACAAAGATTGATCGCTGCTCTTCTAAATACTGAGAGGTGAACTTCTCCCACAGATCTCGATCCTGTATCACTAATCCCAAGATTAGCAAATTGAGCGAGGAAAGCTTGAGAGATCTGATTATCACATTCTTTGATTATGTCGAGAGGGCCTTGAGAATACAAGTATGGAGTTGTGGAGTATGAATCAAATTGAATGACAGGAGACTCAACTAAATAGGAGAGTTCAGTGGCGAGGAAGGCTTCAGCTTGATCCGCTGCCTCTTCAATCATTACGCTCAAATCTGCATCCGTCAATCCTTGCATCTCTGCCTGAGATCGATCTACTTTTACTTTTGGAGTAGGCAAGGCCCATCTCTCTAAACCTACACACATTAAGTTACTAACTCGCTGCTTAGTCCTCCACCACCACCACACTGGACGCAGCATCCCAATCCCCTCGAAGTTTGATCCTGTTCTATTCAAAGTGAGGAGGAGGAGTTTGTTTGCAGGGATGGGTTCAGGAGTGTAGGTCGTCCCTACTACATTCTGAAGGACTCCATCCAAGTGTTGTCCATCTCTTGATAACCATCGATTATGAGCAGAAGGTTCTCGATCTGCATAGTAATCAAGCCACACTCTAACCTTGCCTCTTGAATCAGGGCCTACCCTATAGATCTCCTCTGCGTATCGATAGCCCACAGGGACGAACTCCCATAAGTATGTTAATTGTTCTTCCCAAGAAGTCGAGAGCTGTCCTGCATATCCATCGAATCCAAAAGCCTCGTTACTAAATCTTGCGAGTTCTTCGGAGATCTCATCCCCTTTAACTCCAGGAATAAAACGCCATGTTGCAGAGAGAAGAGTCTGTCTCAACATGTGCCACGATCGACGGACGACGGGATCAGTTGCAAGCATGTCCTCTGCTTCTTGAACCCAATTGAGCCCCGTTAGTTTTGGATTACGCTCTTTACCTGTGATCTTCCCCCCTGAGATCTGAGTACCACTTATCCCGCGGGTCTTAAATCTTGGATACATCGCTTTGAGATGATCGGGAGTTCTCTCGTCTTGCTCGTTGCTCATGTTTGATCCTCTTCCAAAAGAACAAAGGATTTCATTCTATTATTTCAAACTATTCTATTATTTCAAACAAAATCGTTCGTTATTTTAAAACATAAAACATATTGACAAGTTAATCAAGGCTTTATAAATTGCTCTCGACATCGGAGAGGGTACACATTCTTTTTTTATTATGTACGTCAAAGACGTTATAAAAGAGAGTAGATATTTTCAGTCGATTCAATTTCTCTCTTCGATGTCATTTATTAGTTTCAAAATGCTTCCTTTCTTTAAAACAAGCTTACTTGATACGAAGAACAAGTTTTTTCTCTAGTGAGAGAGGCCAATTCAATCTTGAGTCCATTCAATTCTTTTCTAATGTTTTCATGCATTTTTAGAGGAGATTGAACATACACAACAAAGCCCGTTACTATTTTGATCTCATCAAAACTAGAAAAACTAAAGACTCCAGGTTCTAATTTTTTTTCATCTATTAAAAGCTCAATAAATCGACTCAATATATGAGTTTTATTTCTTAGCTCAATTTCACATATTAAGCTTAAAGCATCTCTTTTAGTAATTCTAAAAGTTGACTCAATGCTTTCTTTTGTCCACTTGTACCCAAAGCACAAAGAGATAAATATAAAATCCGATATGTTTTGATAAAGATTTAGATCAGATGATTTAAGCCATCGATCAAAGTCACAGACCTTCCCCCAAGTCTGACTTAATCCTTTTTCATTTATTCCATAAGACTCTAGAAAACTTAAAGCTAGATCCAAACAATCCTCTCGAAACCACTCATATCTAATCCTATATTTAAAAAGATATTGATGAAGCTCAATCTCTAGATGAGCGAGATTATTAAAAGCATATAAGACTTGATAGGATCGATTTGACCCTCTTCTAATTTCTTTAATTCTTCTATTAATATCTTTTGTTCTTCCGATCTTAATGTCTTTTGATTCTTCATCTTGAATAAAATATAAATAGCTCAAAATGTTTCCTTTCGTCCGATTCGTCTTTGTCGTTTTTCTGTTCTTCTTCTAGAGGATGGGGAATAAGATGGAGTGGAGAGATCGCTCCAATGATGGATAATACAATCGTATCTCAGAGCGTCTAAAGGATCCTCTCTCCCGTCCTTCTTGGGTTCGTCTCGTGTTGGATTCCATCCATAAGAGAGGATCGCTTTTCTGAATGAGTTCCCTATGGACTTTTCTCCTCTTGTCCATACTTCTCTAGTACAGAGATATTTCTTTCGAGCAAAAGCCCGTTTTAGTTTTTGGATTCCGTTTAAAACATTCGTCAAGACGGGGTCAGTAGTATATCGAAGAGGAAGTCCTATTCCTCCAAGATGAGGAGCTTTCATGATTTCTCTAAAAGCTGTCCGTCCTGTCTGATCATTGCGAGCGGATCCCGCCTTGTCTGCGATTCCACTGTCAAGCCATATTCGAGGACCTGGAGAAGAGTCTTTCAACTTACGAGGCCATGCAATTGAGAGGATCATCTTTGAGAGTTGGGAGATGGTCACCTCTTGGGGGTTGATCTCATGGAGGATGATTGTTGCCTCTCTCTTCTCATCGTATACCATGATCAGAACTGAAGGCTTTCTAAATCCCCAATCGATTGCGATCCTTCCTGTCATCTCCTCCTTGTATTTGAATCCGTCGATCACGTGACTCTCTGTCCATTCATTATAAATTAAGCCTGTTGGAGGTCGAGGTTGATTCATGACCATCGCAAGCCGCTCTTCTTCAGGAAGGAGCTTAGTCGCCTCAAACCACTCGTCACTCAAATTGTTTTGATTTACATATGAAGTGAAAAGGAGAGGATCATAGTTTGCTTTCTCTGCAAGTTGACACCACCAAGCGTCACTCACAGGAAGACCGACGAGAATCATGATGGGAGAGGGACCCGCTCGAAGTCGTCCTAGAGCTTTCTGTGCTACTTCATCAGATCGGAAAGTCTGACATTCATCAATCAGAGCAACTCCTGAAGTAATGTTCAATCCTTCAAGGGGATTGTGTGTCGCTTCTCTTGTACCAGGTCGAAAGTAAGACCTGCACCATATGGAAGATTGAGTGATCGGGCAAGTCCACTTCATCTCCAAAGAATTAAAAGTCCATCCGAGAGGCCCTAGCCACTTTTCTAACTCAGGTCCTAAAACAGATCGATAGCGTGGAGAGGTGTCTGTGATGAGAAGAGAAGATGTTCCTGGACGGATCCGACTAATAAACCACAAGGCAAAGACAAGGCCGCTTGTCTTTCCACTTCCCCATCCACATCGAGCAGAGATCACACGATCCCTTCTTCTGATTCTTGCGATAATGTTCTGTTGAAGCTCATTGAGTTGTAAATCCATGAGATCCTCTAGTATGTTTCTGTAAAGTCTATGCCTGTTTTATTGAGTAAGTTTCTAGCATTGACTTTCATTTTGTTTTGAAACAGATCTTTAATAATCTTCTCAAAGTTGACTCGATACTTCTTTCCTGTTTTTTGAATCCATGACTTTTCAATAAAAGGCTTTAAGTGTTGAGGGCCATTGTTTGTATTGAGTGCTTTGCTTAAGCTTGTAAAGTAAGCATCAACTCCGATCTTAAGTTGATAGTTTAAAAGCTTCATAATGTAGATCTGTTGAGTGTTTGTATAGTTCCCCTCAGACATCTTCGAAAAGATCTCCATAATTAGATCGTTATATCTCTTTTGATTAATCAAATATAAATATGTTTGAACTGCGTTTTCACCCTCCAACAAATCAAAGTATTCATCTAAGTTGACACACTGATAAAGATCTTTATTGAAGTCGTGGAAAGAATCATAAAAGCGTATTGCCTGTCTAAATCTAAACTCGTCAAACTCATTCCACTGCTTATGAAAATAGACGACTGCAACAAGTCCATACTGATCATAATTACAAACACCTTGAGCCTGTTGATCTTCAAGAGTAGTCGTAAACCCTACGACTAAGATTCTCTTAGAGTTAGATCGATCTTTGTGGAGATTGTGTTGGAGGAATGATCTAACATGCTTCTCCTGGAGAGTCTCAATCAGTGCCTTCTTTGGCTCTTTCCCAATTGTACTTCTCAACTTCACTTCGATCTCACAGACCTTTTGATCTTTTACAAATTGATTATCCCTTGTATGACCTGCCCATAAGATTCCATCACAATACCCTCTTTCTCCTGCGATCAATCTCATGTCGTCTTCTGTGACATAAAGAGGAGAAGCGTAAAAAGCCCCTAAGACCTCCAATTCAAAACGATAGCCTCTTCCTATATGATGATTCATTTTGACATCCTATTTCTTTTTAGTGTTTAAGAGAGTTGTCTTTTTTTCCCTTGGATATATCATGTTAAATTATGAGTTTATTTTAATCTCGTTCTATATCTTCTTTGTCTGTGTCCTCGCTCTTATCAATTCCGAGTAAATGATCTGTCTGCTTCATCATCAACTTGATCTCTTCGAGTCCCTCCGACTTCGAGACATTTAAATCCATCTTTTCTCTTTTACTCCAATTCTCAGGAAATCGCCTCTCAAGAACCCAAGCCTTAGCCCTCCAGTCTTCACTCGTCGAGATCTCAGTAATCAATCTTGCTTCACTCACTCCGATAGCTTGATCAATCATTTCAGCAAAGTCCTCCCTTTCATTTCTCCATCGATGAAGAGTGGAGACATGAATCCCGTTACCACTTGCTGCAGCTCCAAAAGGGACACCCTTTGCAATAAGATCACAGACTTGATGAGCTAGAACAGTAGTATATTTTCCTGCCCTTTTGCGCGTTGGGTTAGTCTTTTCAGTCTTATTTAAATTATCAATAAAAGCTTCTCTTGCTGCGAATCCTTCAAGACTTGATTCTTCTTTACTCATAAATAACCCTTTAAGTCAGAAATATTACGTGATTGTTAGGATAGTCGTTGCATTCGCAAGCCACATAAAAGTCTAAAATAATCTTTTTATTTTTTAAAACTTCCAGACCTTCATTAATCCACCTTATAAGCAATTCTTCATAAGTACTTATAAAAGGACTTTCTCTTTGATTCTCACTAATAAATGAATCCAACCTAAGACGAAACTCCTCTAAGTCCATTAAATTTATTTTAATCCAGTCAATATAATCTTTTAACTTAAAGCTTATGTATACCCCCTTCTCCTCTCTTGGATTTAAGTATTCTAAATATTGCCCAACAAAACATCTGTAAACATAATCAGCTTTTGTCCATCCCACCCACAAATCCTTCTCCTCTAAAGCTTTTTTTCTCTGTATAAGTTCTTCTTCTGTAAATCCTAGAATACTTTTTTCTGTTAAAACAGGTGTTTTTTTTCTTGAATATTCATGTCTTAGATAGTCAAAATGTCTCATATCCCCTCCAGGTCCGAGAGTGTGATCTCTTCAATCTTTTTATTTAAATGCTGTTCAACTTCCTCATACACTTCAGGAAGATCTCTTAAGACTTCGATCCCAATTCTCAACCATAGATCGATAGCCTCAACTTTGAGTTGTTTCTCAGAGACTTTTCCTTTTTTACTTTTTGTCATGAGGAGACTCCTTTCGATTATTCAAGACGATAATCTTATTTACGAAGAGCGTCCATCTTGTCTTTCCTTCATACTCCTCTGATCTAAAGGGTCCCTCGATAAAGACTTGAGATCCCTTTTGACACGTCTTAAGGATGTAGTCTGCTTTAGCTGCGAATGAGACACAATTAAACCAAGTTGTCTTCTTCTCTCCTTTGATCGCCTCACTTACTCCAACGGAAAAGCGAACGATCGATTTATCAAAAGTTCCGACCTTTTCTGGATCTCTTCCAAGATTGCCTAGAATGTTTAAATTATTTACTCCCATAATTCTTCCTTTCTTTAATGCCTCTCTCTAGCATCTCTCTCATGATTCTAGAGCGAGGACGATTCTCTTTTTTTGCGATTTGATTTAAGTCCTCAAACATCTTTGCTGGGACTCTTAAAGCTATATCTTTACTAGACATCTTCTCTCCTTTGTTTTGAGATCATATGACATCATATGAAATACTACATACAAAAGATTCTTGAGTCAAGAGGTTGATATAATATAATGAAAAGAAACAATTTCCAAAAAAGGAGACTATTATGATTATTGACTTTACTTCTATTTGGCACATCATCGGACTACTTGGAGCGATCGGATCTTTTATCTTTTACGGAGCTCGATCGTTTGGAAAGACTGTCGAGCAGATTGAAAGACTTTCAAAAGCGATTGATACTCTTCAGCAAAATCTAGATATTCAACATAAATCATGCAGAGAAGGACGAGTCGAATTATGGACGGAAGTAAACAAAATGAGAGAGCGATTGACAGCAGTCGAGACGATTCAAAAACACACAGAGAAATAGGCTTTGTAAAGCTTGTCAATCAAACTGGAGGAGCTGTTGAGATCGTCAATGCTGCTCGTGTATCTTTTGGAAAGAGGATTGATAAGATCGAGGAGAAGGATCTTAAGTTGATTCGTTATTTGTGGAAGAATAAACACACCTCTCCCTTTCGTCATATTCATTTTACTTTTCACATTAAAGCTCCCATCTTCGTTTTGCGTCAATGGATGAAGCATCAAATAGGATGCTCTTGGAATGAGATTAGTGGGAGATATGTTCAATTTGACTATGAGTTCTTTTGCCCTGAAGAGTGGAGGACTCGACCTCTTGATTCAATAAAGCAAGGAAGCGGTGACGCTTTTTATAATGATGAATGTGAAATCATTTCTCGAAGGTATTTAGAAGTGATTGAGCAGTGTCATAGACTTTATAAAGAAATGATTTGTCTTGGAGTGTGCAAAGAACAAGCTCGAATGATTCTTCCCTTGTCTCTATACTCAGAATGCTATTGGACTGTATCTTTCCAAGCCCTTCTCCACTTCTTAGATCTTAGACTCGATTCACATTCACAAGTTGAGATCCAGGATTACGCAAAGAAAGTACAATCCATCCTCTTTGAACTCGACGGGATTAAAGAGATTATGGAGGAGATCAATGAAATATAAATATGCTCGCCACTGGTATTATCATGCTCTCCTCCTGTCAGATCGATCCCCATGTACTAGAGGAAATGTTGGAGCCGTCATTATAGACTCTTTCAACAATTCGATCTCAATGGGATTCAATGGACCTCCAAGAGGAGCAGAAGGAACACTCTGCAAGAATGATCGATGTGAGAGAAATGATTTAAATATCAAAAGTGGGACTCATGTTGAGATAGGCTGTCATCATGCGGAGGCTAATGCTTTGATGAATGCACTGAGAAAAGGAATCTCTGTTGATCGCTGCTCTCTCGTGATAACAACCGCCCCTTGTTTAGTGTGTGCAAGATTGATTCATCATGCAGGGATTCAACACGTCTTCTTTCCTGAGTCCTCTAAATATGATCGAAGAGGACAAGAGTATTTAGAAGGGAACAAGGTCAAAGTCGATTTGATTGACTTGAATTATATTTGATGATAGATTCTTTGTGTTCATCTTCTTTCCCTGGTTGGGGGGTGATCAATCCTTTCGAGCAAAAGCCTTCAACGTTCTTCTCTCCGTTGAAGGCTTTTGTTTTTAAAGAATAAGTTTTTTTAATTCTTTTTTGATCTCACTTGAATTAAAGCCCATTTTTTTGAGTTGTTTTATAAAGATTCTTCTTACCTCGTCTTGATGTTGAGGAGGTATAGGATAAGCTTTGCAATAAACGGGACCCTCTCCCTTTGCCCATCGCTGCAAAGAGGGAATAGAGGGAGGATTCGGATCTTTAAATAGTTTTAATTGTATTTGTCTCCAAGAGTATCGCATTAATCTTAATCGATTGATTTCTTTAATTAGATCTTCTCTATTCATTTAAAGAATCCTTCCACATCTCCTCTGCGATCATTCCCCTTCATCGCAAAAACAAAATCTTTACACATCTCAACGACTCTAGATTGACTTCGGATGTCTAAAAACTTTTGTTTCATTTGGCGTGGAGAAAGATTTGAAGCAAAGAGTACTTGAACATCAGACTCATACAGAGCATGAATAAGCTCGTTAGTCGTTTGTATTCCCCATTCATTCATCCTGAAGAATCCCAACTCATCGAAGAAGACCACGTCCACACGATCGAGCCAGGTATAGCGAGGATCTTTTACATCTGTCTTATCATCGAAGGACTGCTTGATTCTTTCTAAGAGAGACTGATGAGAAACATATCGGACTCTCTTCCCTCTCCAGATCATCTCACGAGCAAGAGCAGCTAAAAGGTGCGTCTTTCCGTTCCCTGTGTGCCCATGAATCAAGCCGCCTCTTATTTGTCTATTTGCAAATGATTGAGCAAGATCCTCTAGCCCAGGCTCAAAGTTATAATTTCCAAGATGTTTATTGATTGCTTGAGCAGTGAGCCCGCTTTGTTTGAATCGAATGAGAAATTGATTTGTGCGCCCGCAATATGGACAAGGCTCACTATAGACATATCGATGCTGAATTGGGAGCCATAGTCCATCGTCCTCAACTCTTAAGCCTAGAGGACGCTTTGATAGATCTTCAATCTTGTTCCCTTCATCATCCTCGATCATTGCTGGATCATATCTTATTAAGTCATCAATGAACTCAACCCGCTCTCTCACATGTATTTGAGAATGAGAGGCTGTACATCCTGAATATCCACAAGAGGGAATAAAATTGATCTTAAGTTTTGGGATCCCCATAATGACTTCTTTTGTCAAAAGATTAAGATTCTCAAGTTCAAAAGAATGGATAAGATCAGGACGTTTTATATCTGTCTTGATCCCCCCGCCGCTTTTCTTTTTTACTGCTTTGATTAATAGATTTAAAGATTCATTTAAGCTTTGCATTCTTCTCTCCTTGCTTGCTTAGATTAAAGGCTTTGTAAGATCGGGATACATAATCCGCTCTCGATCTGTGTATGATAATCGATGATAGTTTGCTTTGACGTGGTTCTCTGCTTTGAGTCTTTCTTCAGGATCGAGTATAGAAGACGGATATTGAAAAGTATAGACTTGATTGACCTCTCGATCATCCTCCTCAATCTCTTCTGTATATTCTTCTTCCTCTTCCATGCTTCCCCACTTCCTCTTTATCAGAGAGTTAGAATATTGTTTATTATTGTTACTTATTGTATGGGGGTCAATATTGTCCCCCTTGTCCATGTCAATCTTGTCCCCCTTGTCAATGTCAATCTTGTCAGTGTCAATCTTGTCAGTGTCAATCTTGTCAGTGTCAATCTTGTCAGTGTCAATATTGTCATACTTATCAAAGAAACTTAGATTGATTTTAGTGAAAGCGACTCGACTTTTTGAGGCTCCTTTCTCTCTAGTTGAGACTCTTTGAATAACTCCCTTAGTCTTTAACTTCGAGAGGACTCTTCTTATTGTTCTTTCTGTACTCTGTGTTAAATCTGCAAGATTTGAAACTGACACAAAGCCGCTCCATGTCTTCCAATCCAAGCGAAAGCAAAGAGCAAAAAGTAAAACTTTTTCATTAGAGTCTAAATCTGGACAACTCAGAATTAGTTTTCTTAAATTATATTCATTCATATGAACTCCTTTCATGCTTTCTTTATATACTATGTTTATTTCTTTATCAACTTTTTTAATTCTTTTTTAACTTTTTTTAAAAAAAGATTTGACACAGTAAAAAAAACAAGATATAACTTTAAACATGATCAACGATTGATCACTTACACAAATCTCGAAAGGATTTAAAAAATGACTTTTACTTTAAATCACACAAGCCCATCAATTATTAACACAATCAACTCAGATCATGATTATTTTGAAGGGACTCTGTTTTTTTCAACTAATGTATACGTTATGACTTGTAGCAGTGAAGTTCATTTATATACTTTAGAAATTGAAGAGGATCAAGTCATTGACTATCAAGACCTTGAGCCAAGTAAAGAAATGATTGAAGAAGCACAATACAGAGTAAAATCTCTTTTTGATATTACTTTAGACGATGATGAAGCTTGGGATCTAATCACCACAAATGATACACATTGTTTTATGGGAGATTTTGAAGATGAAGAGAATTGCTTTAAGTTAGACGGATTTAGTCTTGGAGAGCTTTCTTGGTATGTTCAAGGATATCAAGCAAAGACAGCAAGAGAAAACGGATTTGTTGCTTGTAGATCAGAAGACGAGCAAGGGACTGTTTATGCCATTCATTTAGTAAATAGAGAAGATTTATTGACATACAAAGGATTGATTTAATGAAAGAACAAGTCAAAGAAGCTCTCAAGAAAGAGAGATACAATTACGGACATTTAGCAAATAAAATGGGATATAACCGCGCATATCTAACAATGATTTTTAATAAACAAAGAAAAGCCCCTAAAAGATTTTTCTTTATCTTATGTGCTTGTCTCAATGAGATGACAGGCTCTACTTTTACAATCGAAGACTTTAAGGAATACATCAATGATTAAGTACATCCCCAAGCAAGACAAAAGAACATTCGCAGAAAAGCATTTTATGATCTTTATGAGTATCATTGCCCTTTGTGCTGTCCTTGCTCTCAACTCATTTCATAAACGTACACAACGAGAGGACGCTGTTAAGAGTCCTAATCCCTTTATTCTTGAGACAGTCTCTAATATTAGAGCTAATCAATAAACAAACAACCTGGAGAGAAGAACCATGTTACACGATAATCAATTGCAAATGATTCAAAACCTTTCAACAGATCGAGACTTCAATGATAATGTAAAATGCTTTCTTACATTTGGACATTTGTTTGAGTTCAATATTCCCATCACTCTTTCACAAACATATTGTCTACATGGAAAGCCCGCTCTTAATGCAGATGCAATGGCTGGAGCCGTTCGACGCTATGTTGGAAAAGATGGAAAAAAAGTGTGTGCAGCGATTTGGGAAGAAGTAGGAGAAGACTTTGTCACTGTCTATGCTTTACGTCGAGATGAACTAGAGACGAGTAAAGAGTTTGGATTTGAACCTCAAACAAAGCAATGGACTTATACACTTGAAGACGCTCGACTAAGAGGAACTTTAAATCAATCCTCTTGGAAGAAGATGCCTAAGGTTATGATGCATAAACGAGCCTTGACCGCTCTCCTACGACTTGCTTTTCCTGAGGTGATCGGGACGGCTTGCTCTCCTGATGAACTCGCTGAAGTCATGATCCAGGATGAAGCGGAAAGAGATCGAATTGTATATGCTTCCGTTGAATCCGCCAAACCTCCCAAGGCTTCAACCCCTCCCTCTCCTGCTGCTGCTCCTAAAAAAAAAACTAAATTAGAGACTTCACCTCCTCTTCCCATCAAGCCTCCTTCATCTAATCCTTTAAGAAACTTCTTCTCAATCAATACAACGATTGAGGAACTTGTAAAAGAAGAAGCTGACATTGATCAAGCCCTGGTAGCGATGGAGACTTATTCTAGTAAGCCACTCGATCAATGCGAATCAAACGAACTCGAAAAGCTTTTTTATACTTATGGACTCTCACCCCTTCGAGTCTTTCTCCAAGAAGGCAAGATCGAGCTCACTTATGAATCTTTTAGAGAGTGGGATCCAGCGGATGGAGGGATTCTCTCAAGTCTCTTTGATCTGACTTATGGAACCTGCTTTGATCCTGCTCATGATCAAACTCCTGCAGACTATTGCTTTCGAGTCTTTATGTGTTCTCAAAACCCCGCTTGGTCAGAGACTATGCTTCTCTTGAGAAAGCAGCTAAACGAAGAGAAGATTGATCAAAAGACTTTTAATGAATACGAGAGAGTGATTACAATGAATCCCAATGGAGGAACATTTTATAAAATCAAGAAACTAATTGGAGCCTAATTCACACTTAAGCCCATCGCATCCACTCGTTAAATGTGCATCATTTCCACCCTTAACAGAAGTCAGATCAATTTTATTCCAATCTAGATCAAGTAATCTTTTCCACTCCTTCTCCTGCTCTGTCCCATTCTTGACAGTTTGAAAGGGAGCGTTTTGATAGACTGTGTCTCCATAGTCCGACAAGAGAGCAACGCCCTTGACAGTCCTTCGATTCTTCCAAAGCCAGTCTGATACTTCGCCCCATTCATTATCTTTTACAGTACAAGTATTAGAGACATTATGAGTCAATCCCTCAACTCTACTCTCTTGAGATCCATACTCGACCCAGTGAGACTGAACGAGAGCGACTGTTTCCAAAAACTCTTTAGCTGAGAGATGCTCTCTTGGAGTTCCATTTCCTACACAAGCAAATTGGATTATCCCTGTATCTCCTTCAAGATCAATCGTCGCTTCAGGGAGCTTTTCTTGGATGAGTTTCCAAATTGGATTAATTTTAGAAAGTCGGATTGTTCTTATGTATCGATCTGCATGGAACGGATGGATTCCTGAGGACGTGCCTAAAATCGTTGAAGTGTTACCGCTTGGTTTAATGCATGTTAATCGAGAAGCATGATTGATTCCTATTCTCTCAGCTGTCAACTTGTTTACATCCTTAACGACTTTAGCCCCTTGTCTTAACAAACTAGGAACAAAAGAGAGCGGGTTTGCATGCATTCCTGTCAAAGAAACTCCGATCAAAGCCTCTTGCTCTATAATCGTTTTAGTCACCCGTCCTAAGTACCCCGTCTCTGTATATCCCGCTTGAAGTGTTCCGATATATGAGGCCGCTTCACAAGACTCATAAAATTGCTCTTCAGTGAGATTCTTCTCCATATTGATCTCAGTTAGATTACACACAGCCCATCCACTTCTCCACATCCACCCGCCCATCTCTAATCTTTTCCTATTTCTAGTAACTGTTAGAGGGAGATCTGTCTGATGAGTTCCGAGAGCAGATTGAACAAAATAAGGATAGAGCCCGATCTCACAACATGGATTAGTCCCAAAGTCGGGAGAGTTTGAGAAGAAGACTCCAGGTTCTCCCCATTCTCGATTGAGTTTAACGGCCCTATTGATCATGCTCTTTGTCTCGCTCCCATCCGTCGGAATCGTTGCGGAGATGTTTGCATATGCGCGGGAGGGTGCATACTTCCACCAATCGCCCGTCTTAGCATTTAACATGAGATTATCATCATTATCAAAAAGACAGATTGAAGCGGATCGACGAACGCCTCCACTTAAGACCGCCGCGCTCAATTCCATGCATACATCGAAGACATCAATTGATCTTAATCTTTGACTAAATCGAGAATGTAAAATCTTTTTGATCTTCTCAAGACATGTCTTCAAGGGCTCAGGACCTGGAGCAATCCCACCCGATGAGATCGGAGATCCTTTTGGACGTACTTTAGAGAAGTTAAACTCTAGTTCATAATCATAAGCGTGATCAAAATAATCAGTAAAGAAGTATGAATCAAGGAGAGCTTGGAGAGCCTCCGCCCAACCCTCAATTGAGTCTTTAACAACATACTCCATTGATCTTCTGCTTAAATACGCATCTCTTAAAATTACTCTTGGAAGCTGAGAGATATCAGTCCGACGTACAGAAAAGCCCGTCCCACTTCCACAAAGCAAAAGCCAAAACATTTCTGAGAAAAAGCGAGGACGATCAACAGGAGAGAAAGTACAATTATACATCCTCATATTATTTCTCAGGATTGCATCTCCTCCGAATTGCGTTGATCTTTGAGAAGGGACTACTCTTTTATCTTTGACTAGAGAGAAGGCCCAATCGATCCGATCTTCTTCTTCGGGATATTTCTTTTTGTGCATTGAAGCAACTCGATCGATTGCCTCTTCCCATGACTCTCTCCCGTTGGGGGTAGGATGAGCATATTGAGCAGCGAATGCAACGCGACCCATGATTTCATTCTGTGACATATATACAACTCTTTAACGTGTAGCGAAATAGACACCCGCCGCTGTAAGAGCAATCGATCCGACGACTGACCCCATCACTAAATTTTTATACTTTGATCGCTCTTTTTTTAGTTCAAGTTTTAGATTCTTATTCAAGAGTTGTGATTCGTCAAGAGACTTTCTAAATACATCGAGTCTTTGATCACATCGATGGACTCGATCCTTGACTTCTTTTTCAAAACGCTCCTTAATTTCACTTACTCGAATTAAACATGAATTTCCATTCAATGAACTTTGGATGTCTGCCATGTCTCCTATTTTGACAACAAAACCCGATTCACTAGAAACAGTTCCTTTTAATACAAAAGTTGATTGAATTAAATGCCCGTCATCTAATTTAATTGTGGCAAAACCAGCTTGTAAGATTGCCGAAATTAAAAAAGTCAACATCAGTCACACTCCTCTCTATTGAGTCTATCAATCAAATGATTACAATTTGTTTTTATACGTTCTTTCTCTTGTCTGCATATTCTTTGTTCTCTCTCTATGCATTGAGTCTCACCTGTTGACACACAAGCTGCACTAGAAAACTCTAAATGTTGAATCTGTTTTTGTTGAACTTCAATCAAAAGGAGTTCTTCTTGACACACCTCTTTTTTTGAAACCGGCCCCAAATGAATCCCAAACATCAAAGAAATCATGCATGAAATGACAAACAACACAAACAAAAATGCAGGTGAATTAAATAAATGATCAATGTTTTTAAAATCTAGATTTAAATTAAACATGTTTATCCTATGTTTTTAAGACTGTTAAAACCGGTGCGCCACTCCAATCCTCAAAGCCAGATGGTGTCCACGCATAGCTTGGAGATCCTGTGACAGAAACAACACGCAAAGAAACAACAATGTCAGATCCACCAAAATCAGAAGACAAAATACAGGCGACCGCATCCTGGCGATAAGGGGGGTTGATTTTAGTTTGTATATTTCCAGATGTTCCACTTCTTAAAACTGCTTTGTGTCCAATATATTGACTGTTTGTTTCATCATACCATTGATAAATCAGATCAACAGCAGTGCCAGACGTCCTATCAACACTCATTCCACCCATTAAAATAAAGCTTTTAGAAAGCGTGTTATCTAGTGTAAATTGATAATCATTTGTAGAAGATAATCCAAACCCGGTGACTAGTTGTGTTTTATCAAAAGTGCCATAAGTCACGCTTGAAACTGTAGTGCCATCTTTTGCTTGAATAGTCATCATTTCAACACCCGATTTTTTTTTGATTAATGCAGTCATTGAACCAACCCCGTTACTCTGTTGTAATCAACTGAATATGTGAAATCTGTTGAAGATTTCTTGTTGTTTTCTAGTTTAATAGATTGATTAGATGTTGTTGATGCAAAACAAATTTCCGGAGAAACGCCTTTATTCCCTTGGCCGGCTCCGTTCTCATTTCTTCCTTTACTAATTTGATTAGTTCCATTCAGTTCAAAATATGAGAGAGAACGCAAACCACCGCTGTATGATCCTGTATATCTAATATCTCCTGTTAAGTGGAGGCTATATTGACTTGAGAGAATAGTATTGTCACTAGCATCAATTTGACCTTCAAATAAACTAGTGTCAAATCTTGCGTATGATGTTAAACTTGTAGATTCTGAAGTGCTCGAATTGAAAAAACAAACAAGCGGCGAGCTGTTTGGATTGTAAGACATGTTAACTCATTTCTATAATAATTAAATGTGAACCGTCACTTTTGATATCGCCTGTTTCACCTGTGACTTTCACGTCATAATCTGTGTCAGATGTCGGATTTATTAAAAGTTGAAAGATTCGGCTTTCAGCATGGGTCAATCTAGCAAGAGCAGAATTAAAACTCCCTTGTTCTGCTGTCAACTCTGTGCCGTCTGTTGCAAAAAAAGAAGTAGTGTAATCTGTTGTGTCACTATCTCTATTCATTGCAATAGTGCCAAAACACCAGTAGTGACAGTTAGCAGAGAATCGGATTCTGCCGTTCCCACCGCTTACTAAAGAAACACTATGTCCTGCATCACCTCTGATAGTATCAAAATCAACTAAAACAGACGTGTCAACAGACACCGCTTGATCACTGCTTAATGTTAATTCAACAAATCTTCTATTATAGTTTGAATGTGTTAAATAAGACATATTCCCCCTAAACGATAAAATAGTTCGATCCATCACTGACTAGAGTAACAGATTGATATTGAGATGTTAAAACATAAGAATTTGATGAATCAATCTGTCCGTCTGATCCTGGAGTCGCAGTCCCTGTTGTAACGTTCGCAGTTCCTAAGCGCTTTATTTGATACTTGTATCCTGCACCTGAAGAAGAAGCAGAAGGAATTGTGATAACGACCGCAGTCGATCCATTAGAAATTAAATGAACCTCTTCGATCCCTGTTGTTGTTGAAATTGTTGAATCGGATCCGCTTGAATCTGTGTTGACATTTGGAACGGAACCGCCCCCGCCGCCTGGCAAATTAGTCAAAAGAGATCCATCAACTGCAGGGAGCTTACTTGCAGCTGTCAACTGAACTATTTCACTCGCCCCCGTCCCAACGTCTATAGTCGCAGAGGTTCCAAGTCCTAAGTTAGTTCGAGCCGTTCCCGCGTTGTTAAGATCTGAAAGATTGCTTGTAATTGCGAGCTTCGTTGCGTCCGTTCCTGTCACTCCTGTCAATTGGGATCCATCAACAGCGGGGAGCCCTGTCGCATCTAAGAGGACCACGTTTCCATTAGAGGTCCCTGTGTCCTTCGTTGCAGAGGTTCCAAGTCCTAAGTTCGTTCGAGCCGTTCCCACATTGTTTAAATCTGAGAGGTTGCTTGTAATTGCGAGCTTTGTTGTGTCCGT